GCTGGCTCCGCGTGTATGTGCGCATTCTGCTTGTTATAGAATTGTTTCTTGGTGAGCTGCTTGAGTAGATTCGGTGTTAGTGTTAAATCGCCGAGGTTGCCCGTGATGGTGAATGTCCACATGGAGCAAAAGTCAAATCTCCACCATTCAGCAACTTAGACCATTTTCATAACTTACCCTAGCCCAACAACGTTTGGTTCACCGTCTTTTTTCAGCGCATCCCTGGTACGGGAAGTTTTAGCCAAAATCGCGTCGTGTATATCTTGTGCAAGATGAGGAGCGCACCATACAACCACGTCGTCACCAGAGGCGTTCACGTAAATATCTGGGTTTTCCCAGGGGCGTTTGAGAGACTCCTTCCCTGATGAGTGCATATAGTAATAGACGTAGAAGATGGATCTATACGTATTGCCTAGAGTGGTCCGGAATGATTATCCAGAGAATGTTGTGCCATCTATAGCAAGGTGAACTATGTCGTCCTCCGGTCTTTCTCCATGGTACATCTTTGTTCTCCTGAATCGGCGCTTTATCTCCCGGGGCCATTCTGGACCGTTGATACCGGGAAGCCTTACAAAGACGTGGTTGACCGTTTCATTGAAACACTTCATGACTCTCTTGTGGAGGTCATCTAGGTCTACAGTTGGACTCCGGGGTCCGTGGACTAGGCCTAGGTTGTACTCCAGGAGCTGTTTTATTTCATCGCTAAGACTGTTCAGAAAATACGTTTCGGTTTGCTACAAATCAGGCCATTGCGTTGAATCCCACGCACTTCCATCCATAGATAAGGAACAAAAATCGTCTCTGATGGAGTCAAACAACTTCTGCTTAAATTGGTCCTTGGTGTAACTGTGTATGAATTCCGGGAATACGACCTTTATCGTTGACCACAATGTTGATATTATTGCTTGAATTATGCCAAAGCTATCTGGGTCAGGAACCATAATACACCTGGGGCGAGCGGATTCGTTGAGCAAGTATCCGAAAGGGTCCTTGTCGAATTCCGGATTGTCCGATAGATAAGTTTCTCCTGCTTTCACGGTGGCTTAATATGAAGAGTCTAAACCCTCATGATCGGGGTTGGTTAAAACGTCCAGTATGTTCTTGACATACATCAACACCTTCGACTTCGACCACTGTTTCTATTTCTTGGGGTAGTCGACCAATGACTGACGGGGATCGTAGAGTTATTTGAACAGGGGCATCCTCTGGTCAAAGAGTTCTTTCATCATCGCTAAATAACCCTCCACCTCTTTCTTGTCTGGCTATAATTAAGAGGCTAAATGCCGGTTCCAAACGGCGAAGACTCTGTTGTCTATGTTCTTCGCGCAGTACTCATACTCTCTAGCGGGGAGACCGTTGACCCATGTGAGGCTGCCTGCCAAAGTGACCTTTTGCATTCTATGTACTTCTGAGGTAGGTATCAAACCGCCTCTCCTAAGTTCTGTCATAGGTTCCGGGAGACGTGTTGCAGCGTAGATTTTGACCAACTCGGTGATGAAGTCGTTCTGTTTGGCATACCTAGGTGGATTTATCTCTGAATTCATTTTCATCTCGTCCACTTACGGCTTCTTCACTTGGTAATACTCGTCTGCTGGCTTACTGAATGTGTCGTCCGAATCTTTTCCGGCCTTCGGCTTATATTGAGGCTGTATGTCGGCTTTCATGATATTTATGGTGGCCTCTGGGAGATTGTATCCTTCGTGGACCTGGGTCCAGGCCTAAGCAGTTTGGTCCACGGTCAAGGGGATGGATTCGATTATACCAGGCTTGTCTTCGTCTGAAAGAATATGGTGGCTCGGGGTGGGGGCGAGCCTTGGCACTTTGGAGCCCAGATCTCCATAGAAATATTTTACGAGGTCCTTTTAGTCTGTGTCATTAGCACCGTTCTCGTCCGTGCCTTCTCTTCCGCATATGAGGGCGTTGCCAGAGACCTGAATCCTCTTGTCTGTCCACAAGAATGCCTCTGATGGCTGTTTGTAACTCTCGCCTGGTTCAGTTTCCGTCAACTTAATCGTTTTTCCGCACGGTCCGATTCCTTTTGAAAAATACGTGGTTCTTTCATCCGTGCAGTTCTTGAACAGTCCAGCGCAGGCGGCTTGTTTTATCAGTTGTTCTTGCTGATTGTTGTTCGCCCATTGGATGGGTTTCTTTATATTCCAAATCAGCCTCCCGTTCCCATCGTATTTGAGATAGTACGTGAACATTTTGCGATACTTACTGCGCATCTCTTTGAGGTAGGCCTACGAGTCCTTATACTGAGAGAATTTATGCTGAAGTCCCTAGAAGCATGGATTCTTGGAGTCGACCATGAGTTTCTTAAGGTAGTCTGCCTGAACTGAGCACTTGACTGTACCTCCGCTAAGTGGCGGCGCGATGGTAAATTTGTACTACTGGTAGGGGATATGTCCATAGATTAAATGGTACCATCCTAGATTGATAACGTCGAGGCCTGACTTGTTTATGAGTACGTTATTGGGATGCGTATAGACATGGCCGCTACGCCTGACTTACATCCTCACCATCTGGTCTTGAGAGATGATGAATGTTCCTTCACAGAACGGCAATATATAGTGCCCCGAGACAGGGTGGAATTCTGCATACTGTACCGTCATGATGGTCTTTTCTTGGTTCGGTGCGAAGAACATATGATCTCTCTCTTTGGCAGTTTTGGGTGCTAGATAAAACGAGACATCATACATCACCATTTCACGCCATCCGTCCTCTTGCTGGCGTAGGATGGTGTAGAGCTTCATCTCCTGTTCTCTGGTTAGGGAGTCTTGTCTAGATCTAACTAGCTTCTCTTCTTCGTCAACAGCTTCCCCAATGGTCTCGTTGCGTTTTAGTTTGCGCGTCACTGCGTTGCAAAACTTCTGAGCTTTCTCTTTAAGGGCTTACAACCGATTTGGAATATAATTATTGTTACCCTTGTTATTTGTCTTTCCAGGAGGGGCTACATCCTCGATGATGATTTCTATTTCTTGATTAGCCTAGTCGCGAGAGCTGGGGTTTACTGCCGTGTCGTGCTCTTTTGGCCAACAATGGTCCGGTATTTTGCTAGGGATGGGCTCTACTGCTCCCAGGCCCTGAGTAAACCATTATAGAGCGTGCTCTGTATCATTTTCGATGCAGGGTATTTGGCCAGCCGCGTTGCCTAGTAATGCATCCTCTGCGTCGCAGATTTCGAATGCACTTACTTCATTGTAAAACTCCTCCGGCCGTGCGATACCAAGGGGTGCATCGTCTACGGGTGCAATCTCCACGGGTTGATGCTCTACTCCTGGGTTGCTCTCCTTGGTTGCATCTTTCGCTGCTGCATTATCTCGCTGAGGCTCTGTTTGAGACTTTGTTTCGGCACTCTGGACATTTTAGACCTAACCAGTTGGGTTCTGGTTTTACTTACTCTAATCGTGAGAGCTGGGGTTTTAGTCTTTAATGGGACTCGCCGCTGGCACGTCTTTTTGCATAGGTTCTGGCTGGGGGTCAGGCTGGGGGGTGCTTTATACATTTTGGTTCTAGCTTGCCTACGCGAGAGGCTGTAGTTCAATGGCGTCTCCTGCCAAAGCGTCTTCAATGTCACACATTTCGAAAGCACTAACCTCCCTATAGACTACATCTGTCTGCGAATTATGTCTCTCACTCGTCGGCTCATCTTGCTAAGGTTTCGGACCTTGGTTTTGTTAGGTGACGTCTTGCGCGTCTTAGGCTTAATCAGCCTAATCGTTAGGTTTCGACTCAGTTTCCTCGCATACGCCCAATTGAGCCAGCTCAATCGCTTATTGTTCCTTGGCTATTTTTACAGTGGGGGCGAGGTTGTCTTCCTATTAAGTAACTGCGCGGTAAACAGTTCTGTGAGTCTTATCATTTTTGAAGACAGCGGGTTTGGCTTTGTGTTTCTTATTGTTTCTGCCGGCGATCAATTACGGATTCCTGCCCCAAAGGTCACGATATCTAGGCCTTTGATTCCTGCCTGACCTTATGAGAATGTCTGCGCTGGTGAGTTCCCGACGGAAGTTTTCGAATGTCTTGACAAAATCATACCAATTATTGCGTGTAACCAATATATCGATGAGTTTGTTGAGTTATTCTGTGGTCTTTTAGGGGAATATCGCTTGTGCAAACTTGGGGTAGTGTTCGAAAGCACTTTCTCGGTTAATGGAACCGTCTTCTAGCTAGATTTCCCTCAAAAGTTGCCTATATATGTTCGAGTGCTCACGGGCTAGAACATCGTCCGCCTTGTGTTTTTCCACGCTTGACTGAAGATCATGCTAGGGCATCTTTTCTCCTAGATCTATAAAGTCATACTCTCCCAGTTTCTCATCGTAATGCTCGGGCCCGACTCGTTGGAACTCGGAAAACTACTGCATGGTACCGCGGAATAGCATGGTCTCTGTGAAGAGATAGCATGTCTTTAGTTAGTCACGGAAGCTTGTGAGGTTGTCATTAAAGTAGTTCTAGTCATATGGTTCTTCCGAGGGTCTCACATGTACGACGACTGGTGAGCGCCAAACATGGCGAAGTCCAGGATGGTGGATCCCTTTCTCATCGCAGTGTTTCTTCAGGACGGCGTAGATGTCTTCAAATACTACCTACTTATTCTACTCCGCTGCTTCTTTTAGTGCTGGTATGATCTCAGGCAGATTGACTTACTTGGCAACTTGTTCAATGAAACTCGTAAAAATGGCTTACTGCCATGTGAGCATTTTCTTGAATTTCGATCCTATATGGATGATAAGGTTCTTCTCGCCGTGCGTAATTCTAGTCAAGATTCTGAGGTACAATTTCTGGCCTGTTATCGCTTAGAAGCTGTCTCGGATACCGGCAAGACATCCGTGGCCACCGTCCGTTTTTCCTATTTAGGCTAGTTGGTTGTTCTTTGACCTGAGAAACTTTTGAGTGAATTTCTTGTAGGGACCGGTCAACGGTGCCTGTGAGTAGACGCGGATGTTAACGGATATCTGACCTCTCTTGCTTATAGTGACTCCGGTCCTGACTTCACTCTCGTCTAGCTTGGATATGTCGGGGTGGTCGTGGTTTATCAAAGTGCCGGATTGGCAGTTCTCGACAGTGTAGATGTCCATGAGTTCTTTGTCATCTACGTGAGAAGGTCCCCTCTCCGAAAATTCAAAAGAGGTTTTGTTTTGGATTCCAGCGTAGACTTCCACGTCTTGGCTCGGTTCCTATTGTGGCACGTCTCCAGAAATGTCACCTGAGTGCTCTACCAATACTTCGTAGGTGTGGACGAGTTTGGTGCCGGAGACGCGATGAAATGGTGATCTTCTCTTGTGGATGGAAAAGTAAAGTCGCCAAGCATATTAGCTCTACGGGATCGGAGT